ATATCTTTTATTGTTTTTTTCGATTTGCTAAGAAAAAGGTCAAGATTTTCAGATATAGAAAATTGCCAAGAACGGAGTTTTTCCACGTTATCAATAGTGAGAGGGCATGTCCAATAACGTCCTTTGGGTCTATAACGCCGTCCGGGGAGCGTTTTTATATTGTTGTAATCTTTGATGGTGTACGGAAAATCAATTTTGATGCCCAGACTGCCCCCTTTGAATCGGCATATTTTTGCTCTTTTTTCCGGTTGTTTTTCGTTTATTTTTGCTGTCGGAACCGGAACGGAAAAGCCTGTGAGTTCCCGGGAGTTTATACAATTTACAGGTATCCAATGGTCAATTCCCGGTCCGTATAGCAATATGCAGTTTTTAGTTTTTTTAATTTCTGCTGCCATAAAGGTGGAAGGGATGCGCTTATCACGGGCAAATTCTTTTTCAATTTTGAATAGATAACTTTCTTTTTTCATAGTACACCTCCAAATATGTTTATTATACGTTTATTTCCTTGTTTATCGACCGTTCTTTTTATTTGATTCTTCATCCCTCTTCCCGTTTTCATTGTAATCCGGCTGATGTCCCAGAATCCGGTCAGCGGCTTTTTCAGCTTGCTGGGCGGCACTAACAATCCAACGGGGATTGTTTTTCAATTTTCCTAGCCAGCTTTTAATATAAGCGGCGTTATGCTGAAAAACTTCCTGGGTGTCAATTCCAGCGTTATTACAAAGTATATTGGCACCGATTTCGGCAACCAATTCCTCTTTGCTGTATTCGTGAGAACCAAATCCACCATTCAATCCCCGGTTCAAACGGCTTTCATGTCCGGTGGAATGAACCAGTTCATGGAACATGGTTGCGTAAAAAAACTTACTATTTTTGAACTGAGAAATTTTCGGCATATAGATTGCATCACTGCTGGGTGAATAAGCTGCTATATCAGAACATTTGATAATGGATGGTCCGTTTTGATATCCTTTAATGATTCCTTCAGCAATCTTGATTTTCTGTGCGGTGGTTTTTTTCTTGCCAGGTATCCGCAATTTGGTCTTGGTTCCGTCCTTCAGTACAATATCACTTTCGTGAAATACGTAATAATAACGCAACACAAAATAAGTTTCCTTTTTTACATCAATAACTTCCTGGGTGTCTGGGTCCTTGATTTCCCTTTCCTTTTTGGAAGGTCCCCAAAAGACAACCAGGTTTCCGGCGGAACCTTTTTTTACACTGCCGCCCATTTTTTGTACTTGACGAAAAGTGGCGTATGCCCCGGGTGCGAGCAATATCCGGTTGATTCCTCTGTAATCTTTTCCCGTGAAAAGATTATAAGCGCCAATTATTCCTTCACTTGTCCAGGGTTTTTGCCAGGGCACGGTACCTTTTTCAAGTTCCCCAATAATTCGTTCACTGACAATCTGCCAAACGTTCTTGCGGGTTCCTTTTTTGTTCGTTTTCATCTTTCTTACCTCCAGTTTTTTTTCTTTCAATAATATTATAAACTATTTTTTTATAATTCCCTAATAAAAATCAAAAAAACTTGTATTTTTATTGAAAATAAATTTTGGACTTTCTTCATTCAACCTTTTCAACATGGATTCCGGAGATAAAAAATTTTTACAAAAAACGGATTATTTTTTTCAGATTTCCTCTTTTTTAAACGATTTTTAAAATTTTGTTCTATCTATTCCGAAAAAATAACGATATAATAAGAACATTATGAAACGAAAAAATAAAGAAACACACCGGAACCAAGAAAAACCGCCCCAGTGGTGGGAAAAACGAACCACTGTAAAAAAGATAAGAACGGGACGGGACCTGTGGAGGGCAAGTTGTGAATATTTCCAGTGGATTGATTCCCGTCCTATTTATGAAAGTAAGTCATATCAGTATAAAGAATCTACCTGGCGGGAGCCACACCCACATCCACGTCCGTATACTATAACCGGGCTTTGCACCTTTTTGGGTATATACCGGAGCAGGTGGAAGGAATGGAGAGAGCGGGCAGAATTTTCCATTGTTATTCAGCAGGTGGAAGAGGTTATATACACTCAGAAATTTGAGGGAGCCAGCGTGGGATTGTTTAATCCTTCTATTATTGCGCGGGATTTGGGCTTGAAAGATGGCACGGAAATAAGTGGACCGGATGGGGAAAGCATACGGATTGATAATGTTCAAAAAATTTCCAAATTACCAGATGAAACGCTGGACAGCTTGGTAAAGAAAATCATGGATACGGGGGTATTGAAGGGAGATATTAAATAATGCGCCGCCGCACTGCTGTATTTTCAGATGCAAAGAAAAGGGAAATCAAAACAGCCCAAGCAAAATTTATTGAAAAATATTCCCCAGCGATAATAGCGGAATACGCCCGACGGAATCTATTCTTTTTTATGCGTGTATTTTGGGATGTAATAACCCACGATGAGCCGATATGGAATTGGCACTTGCCTTATTTATCCAGGGAACTGGAACAGATGGCACGCCGTGTAAGCGAAGGAAAAAGACGGGAAAATGATATTATAATAAATGTAAGTCCTGGAACGACTAAGAGCACTTTGTGTAGCGTGATGTTTCCGGCTTGGTGTTGGGTTAATTGGTATTGGATGAGATTCATTTTTGCCAGTTACAGCGGTGCTTTGAGTATGGAGCACGGGGAAAATTGCCGGGACATAATCCGGAGTGATAAATTCAAGTATTTTTTCCCGGAATACCGCATAAAACAGGACAAAGACACCAAGAGTAATTTTGTCATAATGAAGAAAATACGGGGTAAGTGGAAGAGAGGGGGAAATAGATTGAGTACGTCTGTGGGCGGAACGGTTACTGGATTTCACGGGCATATTTTGGGCGTGGATGACCCTGTGGACCCAGAGCGCGCTGTTTCTGTGACTGAAATAAAAACCGCCAATCGGTGGATTTCTCAAACTTTATCCATGAGAGCCATTGACAAAGCCGTAACGCCGATGCTATTGATAATGCAAAGATTGGCACAGGATGACCCAACAGGGCATATTTTGGATTTGCGACCGGAAAGTGTGAAGCATATTTGCTTGCCCGGGGAAAGAAAGAATTTTGAAAAAAACGTTCAGCCATCGGAGTTGAAAGAATTTTATCAAGATGGTCTTTTTGACCCGGTCCGGATGGATTGGACTACATTAAAGGATTTGGAAAAACGTTTGGGGCAATATGGCTATGCCGCCCAAATTGGGCAAAGCCCAACTCCACCTGGCGGGAATCTGTTTAAAGTGGATAACTTTATTATTCAAACAACACCTCCCCCGCCCAACAAAATTGAGACAATCGTGCGTTATTGGGATAAGGCAGGCACGCAGGATAAGCCGGGTGGGGTCTCTAAGAATTCCGGGAGCCGCACTGCCGGCCTAAAGATGGCAAAACTTACGGATGGGCATTTTATTGTTCTTGATGCAAAGTTTGGGCGGTGGAGTAGTGAGGAACGGGAAAAAATTATCCGCAGGACCGCTGAGGCGGATGGTTCAGAAGTTATTCAGGCAATTGAGCAAGAAGGGGGCAGTGGTGGAAAGGAATCAGCTGAAGCGACAACAAGGCGTTTGGCAGGATTCTCAGTGGTGAGGGACCGCCCCACCGGAAATAAGTCTCAACGAGCGGATACATTTTCTGTTCAGGTCAATGATGGAAATGTTCAATTGCTCCGGGCAGAATGGAATTCAGAATTCAAAGAGGAATACAGATATTTCCCTTTTGGACTCCGGGATGATTTGGTTGATGCCGGTTCCGGAGCGTTTCGAGAACTGACAAAACTCAAAGAAGCAGGACCAATCTTTTGAATACCCAGGAAACCATACTATATATTCCGTGTTCTGGATGGAAAATCTCAACACTACGTGGTTTGTTATCTTTTCTTGGCTTAGTATATGGGTGGAATATTTACGAACGAATATGGAGTGTTAAAAATGGATTGTAAAGAAATTATTCCCGGGAGTTTTTTAAATTCGTGGATGGAAGTTGTGAATGATAAAGAAATCGACTGTGTGGAGGAAAAATATGCCAAATAAAATCAAAAAACCAACACAGAAAGAAATGATGGAGGAAATGCAAGCGCTGGAAATGCTTCAGGGGTCCTTACTTTCCCGCGCGGGAGCATTGAACAATGCCGGGATTCAATTCCGGGGGGAGCGGGATTTGTTTTCGATACTTGGTTATCCGGATAGATTGACATTTCAAAACTTTTATTCCCAGTACCGTCGCCATGATTTGGCAAAAGCGATTATTGATAAACCAATTGAATACACCTGGCGGGGGGATTTGACCATATTAGAGGCAGATGACGAAACGACGCTGCTGGAACAAGAATGGATGGATATGCTTAGGCAGTTGAAGCTGAAAAGCGTGTTTTCCCGAATTGACCGCCTGGCATCATTGGGGCGTTACGGTGTTATTTTATTGGGATTCGATGATACCCGAACGCCAGCGGACTTTTCTCAACCGCCTTCCGGGAACCGGAAATTGGTGTATGTCCGCCCACTTGCGGAGACTCAAGCGCTGGTGGACTCAACAGAAACCAATCCAACTATGGAGCGATACGGAATGCCCACCTTTTATGAGCTTCAAGGGGAATCCCCTATCAGGATTCATTATTCAAGAGTAATTCATATTCCGTCAGAGGTCCTGGACGATGAAGTGTATGGAATTCCCCGATTGGAAGCAGTTTACAACCGCCTCATGGATTTGGAAAAAATCATCGGTGGAAGTGCAGAAATGTTCTGGCGGGGCGCTTATCCTGGATATCAGGGAGCGGTTGAGGATGATTTCAATTTATCCCCAGAAAGAAAGGAACAGTTACAAGAACAGCTTCAGGAATACGAGCACGGGCTGAGGCGGTTTTTGATTAATAAGGGGATAACGCTTGAAGCATTGCGTTCAGAAGTTGCTGACCCGGCAGGGCACGTGGACGTTCAATTACAGATGATAAGCGCATCAACCGGAATCCCCAAACGGATATTGGTGGGGAGTGAGCGCGGGGAACTTGCGAGCAGCGAGGACCAAAATAATTGGTTTGATAAAGTTGAATCACGCCGTGAAGATTTTGCGGAGACATGGATTGTGAGACCGTTTATTGAACGGTGTATCGAATTTGGGGCATTATCAAAACCAAAAAAGGAACAGTTCACCATTGAATGGACTGAGTTGCGTTCCATCGGGAAAAAGGAACAGGCTGAAGTTGGGCTTACTCGTTCCCGTTCTATTGGTGAATATGCTAAGGAACCCACTGCCATGGATGTCCTTCCACCGGATTCCTTTTATAAGCTCATTTTACAATTGTCAGATGAAGAAATTAGTATTATACAACAAGAACGTAATAAGATGATTGCAGATGAATCTGATGATTTTCAAGATGCTGATGATGAAGAGGAAACGGATGAAGAGGAAACGGATGAAGAGGAAACGGATGAAGAGGAAACGGATGAAGAGGAAACGGATGAAGAGGAAACGGAATGATAAAAACTTCTGAGCGTCCTGTTCATAACCATCTTCAAATCTTAGCGCAATATGACCCCACGCACACAACCGGACTCCGGAATCAGTTTGCCGGTGAAATGGGAAAAAGATTCAAAGCGCTCCGGGGGGATATTCGGCACGCGGTTGAGGTGGATGACTGTTTTGGATTAAAAAAACAATCTCCGCAAATCTATCGCCAGTCATTAAAGACATATGGGGTTGGACCAGGGAGACATGCTTTTGATTTTTCCCGGGACTCGCAGAAAGTCGATGCGTTTTTGGAGTGGGTCCATGAACGTGCGGAGTTGCGAATCTTAGAGACACCGCCCGGAACTCCAACCAGACAGGCAATAGAAAATTCCTGGACGAATAAATACGTGGACTCCGCATATCAGAGTGGTATCCGGAAAGGACGTGCGGAACTCCGGAAAGCAGGATACACGACAGCCCGGGGGGAACCAGTCCCCAAGTTAGATGACACAGGCGGTATTCGTGCAGCGCTGAATGAACCGATTCACGCAGATAGGATTGGGGTGTGTTATTCCCGTTGTTTCCGGGAGATGAAAGGAATAACGGAACAGATGGACACTCAGCTCAGCCGGGTATTATCTCAAGGCTTGGCAGAAGGAAGGGGAACGCGCCATACAGCACGGTTGTTAAACAGGACCATAAGCGGACCATCTGGGGACTTGGGCATCACGGATTCATTGGGGCGGTATATCCCGGCCGAACGCCGGGCAAGAATGTTATCACGCACGGAAACAATACGGGCGCATAACCACGCAACTATTCAAGAATATCGGACCTGGAAAGCTCACGGGGTTACGGTGATGGCTGAAGTCAGGGTTGCCGGGGATGCCCGGATGTGTCCTGAATGTGAAGCATACGCAAATGAGGAATTATCCTTGGATGAGGCGGAACGCCTTTTTCCATTACACCCCAATTGCCGTTGCTCGTTCGTTCCTGCCCCCGTAAAAAGAAAAAACCAAAGAAAGCAGTAAGTGAAGAGTAAATTTTTAAAATGATAAATAATTCCAATTTTAAAAATTTAATCCTTTTGTTTACATGAAAATCCGGTTATAATTTACGTGATGGAGGGTAAAATGGTTGTAGCAACAACGGAAACACACGAAATTAAAGAGATAAAACGACACGTGGAGGAAGTATTGGGGATGGAGAATTCTGAGCTTGTCCGTTTGTTTCTTTGTGGAAGTGTTGAAAGCCCAATACGGATTGGATACGATTATTGGAACGGGGACACAAGGGATGGGGTTCAATTTTCCATAAAGGAACCGGATGCCAAGCGCAATACGTATTTTCTTTTGAAAAACCATTTGGGAATCCCGCATCAATGTGTTTATTTCGCAATTGAAATATATCCACACAGCCCGGTCCGAATTCGGTGCGAATATATACCGGACGTGAAAGGGGGAAATTAAAATGCTGTTACCCAGACCTACAAGCACGGAAACCAAAAGCGCTTTTCTGGAACGAGGAATGGAACACGAAATTATGAAAAAAGAATTCCCGAAAATAGACCACCGTTTTTTCGTATGTACTAATTTATGGGAAGAGACTCAAGCCAATGTAAATTGGGAACGTCAGGATGACGGCACAAAAGAAAATATGAAATATTACGAGGAATACAAAGAAAAGGAAAAGAAAAGGGAATCCAATTACCACCACCACTCTTTGATAGTTCAAAGCGGGGCAGATTATTCGGTGGAGAGAAGGGAGCATGATGGGCGACCTCATATTGTATTGCCTGTTGTTATGATGGTCCCCGGGGTTCATTACGGTTCCCATGGACCAATACTTCATGTGGAAGAGGAATTACAGAAATATACGGATTCCTGGAATGGTATTCCGGTTGTGATTGGTCACCCGGAAAAAGACGGGAAATTTGTCAGTGCCAACCAACCGAATATTCTGGAATCAGAAGTGGTGGGAAGGGTGTTCAATGTAAATTACTCAAACCACCGATTGCGGGGTGAAGTATGGTTGGATGAGGAAAAGGTACAGAAAAGGGACCCAGAAGTGGTGAAGTATATCGATGAGAAATATCCAATTGATGTTTCCATCGGTTCGTTCACTGAGGACATTCCCACCCAGGGGACCTGGAATGATGAAGAATATATTGCGGTATCCCGGAATTATCGCCCGGACCACCTGGCGCTGCTGCCGAATGCTGCGGGCGCATGTAGTTGGAAGGATGGTTGCGGAATCCGGGTGAACGCAGAAGGAAGGTACATTATGGGTACAAAAGATTTCAAGCCCACCCAGGCTTATCGCACGTTGAAGGTTCTTGCGCGTGAAGGATATTTGCCACAATCGAACGAAATGGGACACGTGCGCCGGAATTCTTTAATTCAGCGGGCAATTGACGCAGGGGACACTGATGAAATGATGAATATATTAGTGGAGGTATTTGATGACCGGATTGTGTATAAGCGCGTGGCTGTTTCGGATTCCATGCAGGAAGAAAAGTTGTTTCAACGGTCCTATGAGTTCGATGCAGAAATGGAAAAAGTTTTGCTGGGTGGTGATATTATGGAAGTAAGAGAAAAGACTGAATTTATTGAGGTCAACCAAGAAAATAAAAGAGAGGTGAATGCTATGGGAAAACCAAACAAGCATGAAGAAGTGCTCCAAAAGAAAATCCAAGCCTTGGTTGAGGCAGGGATATTCGCGGAAAATGATGATGCGCTTACTGCGCTAAATGAGAATCAGGTGGACCGAATCTTGGGCGCCGTTGAAAAGGGAAAGGAAATGAAAACTGTTGAAACTCAGACCAACGAAACCAAACCGATGGATAAGGAACAGGCGCTTAAAGTCCTGAAGGAACATCTGAAGGACCCAAAAGAATTCGTGGAAATGCTGCCAAAAGATTTCCAGGAACAGTATGCGCATGGACAGCGGCTTTTGCAGCGTAATCGGGCTGAAAAAATCAGTTACATTCAGGCAAATGCTAAGGGAGTCTACACTGAAGATGAGTTGAAACTGAAGGACCTTTCCGAATTGGAAAAACTTTCAAAAGCAATCAAGCCTGTCGTGGATTATTCCGCAGGCGGAAATAGTGACCTGGATATGACTTCTGACGATGACGCTGATGACATCATGCTTCCACCCGATGTGGAACGTGAAATTCAACGAAACAAACAGGAGGGTTAAATTATGGGAAATCAAACCATTAAAGTCAAAGTATATTCCAATGTGATTGAGGAATATTATGCCGGGGAAACGATTCACCCGGGGAATCTCATGGAAGTGAGAAGTGACAAAAAAGCATACAATCACGGTATTGAAGGGGGCTCAGTTCTGCCTCTTTTTGCGCTGGCTTGCGAACTTGCGGGGGAAACGATTGACGATGAATACAGCGCAAATGACCTGGTGTTCAGTGCGTATCCTTACCGAGGTGATATCATATTAGCGCGGCTTACAGGTGCTGAGGTTGATGCCGGGGATTTTCTGATGAGTGCCGGGGACGGGACGTTGGAGAAGTTTGAGGCGGAAACCGCAAATGCAACTCTGGAAGCAAAGGATGGTGACAACGGATTTTATTTCAAGGCACGCACACCGGGTTACGGCGGGAATGCCCTTCAGGTCCTTCTTGAGGGGGATGGTGAAACCACAAAGGGTTCTGAGACTGTTACAGTCACCACTGACGATGGAATTACCACTATCAAAGTGGAGTTCCGGAATGAGGCAACGGAGTCCACTATTGCAGATGTTATTTCTGCTATTCAGGGGGATACGGATGCTGACGAACTGGTTATGGTGGAGGCTGTTGGAACAGACAGTGAGGAAGCATTTGAAGTCAATGAATCACTGAGCGGCGGAAAAGCTGCTAACACAGGACAAACCGTGGCGAAAGCCGAGGAAAACGTGGACCCAGATGGTGTTACCAAATGGGTAAAAGCACGGATTATATAAGGGGGTTACAATTATGGGTAAACAAAACGTATCAATAGACTATATGGGTGGCGGACACGCCCAGGGACGCGTGGCAAAGGCTATTGCGACAAGCGGGGGGATGTCCCCCAGTGAATTTCGTCCGTATTTAGATAAAAAGGGGCGTCCAACGGTTGTTGCGCACTCCGGCGGGGACCGCCTGGACAAGAAAAACTGGATGAAAGTTTATTCCGACAAGGCTGTACTCCGGAAAGATGAATGGAAGATGTTTGACGATGCTGTTCATCAGGTTGCGGAAAAGCGACTGAACGGAATTGAGGATTTGGAGCAAGCAGGACTTGTCCATAATATCGGGGATGGAATGTCATTCACCGTAATGGAATGGGAAGATATGGGCGATGCTCTGGAAGCAGAAATCAGCATGGATGGTGTGACGCGGGCACAGAATTCAAGAATTGAATTTGGCATGAACTACCTGCCGTTGCCTATTATCCACGCTGACTATGAACTGAATTTAAGATTCCTGAAGAATTCCCGGAACCGGGGACAGGCGCTGGATACTACGATGGCGGAACGTGCCGCAAGACGGGTGAACGAAAAACTGGAAGAGCTTCTTTTCACAGACAAAGAATACAGTTTTAAAAATGGCAAGATTTATTCTTACCTTTCCCACCCGGATGTTAACACCGTGGTCCTGGATAATAACTGGGATAATACGGCGGCTTGTTCCCCTGAGGACATCAAAAACGATGTTCTTGCTATGAAGCAGGCGTCAATTAACAAGCACTTCTTTGGTCCCTGGAAACTGTATGTTCCTACCAATTACGAAACCCGGCTGGATGACGATTATTTCAGCGGAGAAGCAACTGGTGGTGGACGTGGCAGAACTATCCGTCAACGGATTTTGGATATTGAAGGGATTACAGGCGTGAAAGTAATTGATACTCTGCCGGCAAATACGGTGTGTCTGGTACAGATGACAAGCGACGTAGTACGCCTTGTCCGAGGAATGGGAATTCAAAACGCTCAGTGGGAACGCGAAGGCGGGTTTATTCAACAGTACAAAGTTATGACAATTCAGGTTCCGCAGGTCCGTTCTGACCAGAATGGAAATACTGGAATTGTAATATTGTCATAAAAAAGAGAGGGGCAATCATGAAATATAGAAAAATCGGTGGAGGAATCCTGAAATTAAAAGATGGAAGGACAATCCAGCCGGGAGAAGTCTTCACAGCTGATGAACAGGACTTACCAGGGGGTGTTGGGCGGCGTCTCATAAAAGAGGTTCCGCGCAGGGGCGCCCCCGGTCCCGCCCCAGAGACGGTGGAGCTTGATGAAGAAGTGGAAATTCAGGAAAAGAACGTTTCCGAAATTGAGCACGTTCTCAAACGCCGGGGGAAATCCCCGTGGTGGGACGTGGTGAACAAGGTATCCGGAAAGTCATTGAACAAGAAGGCACTCAGGAAGGAACAAGCTGAATCACTTTTAAAAAGAACGGGAGAATGATTATGGGGAATGGTGCTATCACAAAGGGAACATTTAGTGAACAAACCAGTGAGGGGCAACGAAAGATACTATTTGATGAAATAGTTTGTTTACGAAAAGAATTAAAGCAACAGGTTTTAGACCAGGAAAAAAGCACAAAAGAATTAAAGCAACAGGTTTTAGACCAGGAAAAAAGCACAAAAGAAAAGTACGCATTTTATCAGAAACGCAGTGAATTGTGTGATAGACGATTTGTCAGGTTGGAAAAATTTCAGTCGAAATTAGTTGGCGGCATTGCTGTTACGTCATTTATAATAGGCATTCTAGCAACTCTTGCTGCGCGAGGTGGATTATGACTGAAAACAAAAAGATAGAAGGGATTCAGAATATTTTAGAAACGGACCTTAATGAGGACCAAATCAAAACGTTCCTTCACACTGCCTCCAATTTAGTGGAACGGGCGGTCAAGTCAGTGGAAGAGTCTACGAAAAATGACATAATAATCTGGTTGACCGCCCACTTTATTGCGAGTACCCGGGAGCAACAGCTTACCCGCGCAAAAGCGGGGACCGCTGAGGCGGTATTCCAGGGAAAAACCGGATTGGGATTGGATTCCACTTTTTATGGACAGCACGTGAAGATGTTGGACACCAGCGGGGTTCTTTCCCGTTTGGATAAGGATACTGCTGAAGCATATATTTACGCTGTTCCATCGGAGAGGAAATAATGGCAAATCCAATTATTCGTTTTGTTGAGTCTGTTTGTGTGCAAACAGCAGTGTATTGGGGTTCCCCGAATCCGGATGGATATGGGGGATATTCTTACGATGCGCCAGTGGAGGTCCTTTGCCGCTGGGATGATAAGGTTCAGATGGTCCGTGATAGCAGGGGGG